GGGTTCACCGACCTTGTGTCCGTTATCCCGCCAAACGCGGAACTATCTGCCATGTCCAAAATCCAAGCGGATCAGGCAGGCAAAGCACCCGGTCGGCAGAATGCGCAGGGCACATGGGGCGGCTACGGCTGGCAGGACTATGTGCCGACCCCGAATGACGTGGAACGGTGGGACCGCAGCCATGCTAATATCGGCTTGAAGGCCAGCAAATATCCTGCTGTTGACATTGATGTTGTTAACGAGGGGCTGGCTAGGGTCATTGGTGATATGGCGGTGAAGGCATTGGGTAAAGCCCCTATGCGCATCGGTCGTTTCCCCAAGCGGCTGTTCATGTATCGCACCGACGAAAAGATCGGTCGTATGCAGGTGCGGTTCCGCGATGACCGGGGCGTCGAGCAGCTTGTAGAATTTCTAGGTGACGGGCAGCAGTACGTCATCGCAGGTATCCACCCTATCACTAAGGAGCCATACAGTCTTGATGTGGACCTGACGCAACGTGGCCCTGCTGGGTTGAAGAAGGTCACGCGGGAAAAGATTGAGCAGTTCTTTGCTGACCTGACGGAAACGTTGGAGATGATGGGCTGCGAGATTATCCACGCGGACAAGACGGCGCAGAAGGCGGTCGAGCGGCAGTCGGTCAATCAGGCATCGCTCATCGCGCCAAGCGTTACGCATGCCGCCGCTGCCGTGGCTTCTGTCCCGAACAAGACTGAGCATTTCCCTGACCGTGATGACTATATCCGCATGGGCTATGCCATCAAGGCGGCGTGCGGCCCTGACAATGAGAGGGACGCGTTCGAGATTTTCACATCGTGGGCCTTGGGTTGGGAAGACGGGGTTAACTCGCTCGATACTATCGAAGCAGACTTCGGCCGTATGCACCCGCCCTATGAGTTGGGTTGGGACTGGCTGGCGGGTAAGGCCGCAGCCTTTGGTTACAAGCGCGAGGTCGATGAGTTCGATGTGGCTGATTTCAGCGACGAAGACTTCGGCATGGTAGCTTCCGCAGGCGAGACGCCGATTGAGTATAGCGACATTGCTTTGGCGCAGCGCGTTGCTCGGCTACACGTTTCGGATATACGATACGTTGTGGGCGGCATGGGCTGGGTCGCATGGGATGGCAACAAGTGGGCGCTGGATGTGGCTAAGAAGCATCTGACCATCGTCCGCAAGGTCTGTGCAAACGCATCCTATGAGGCGTTGCAGAACGTTGGAAGCCCGCAAAAGGGTGAGCGGATTGCGCAGCGTGTGGCGTCATACAATGTGATTGCAAACGTGGCGAAGCTGGCTGCGGTCGAACCTGCCATGCAGGCGACCACCGAACAGCTAGACGCGGACATCTATATCCTCAACACTCGGTCGGGTATGGTGGACCTGAAGACAGGGGAGTTGCTACCCCATGACCGTTCTCGCATGTGTACAAAATGCACATCGGTCGAGGCGGACTTCAGCAAACCAGCCCCGCAATGGCAAGCGTTTCTCAATGAGGCGTGCAACGGTGACAGTGAGTTAATCACTTACCTTCAAAGGTTGGCTGGGTATTCCGCGACGGGATCTACGAAGGAGCATGTCCTTGCCTTCGCCCACGGGTCCGGCGGCAATGGCAAAGGGACGTTCCTTGGAGCGATAGGCAATATCCTTGGCGATTATGCCACCGTGGCCAGTGCGGACGTATTCTTGGCGTCGAACAATCAGCGTCACCCCACAGAGTTGGCGTCGTTGATGGGCGCTCGGCTCGTGCACGCGCAGGAGATTGACCCGTCGCGCAAGTGGGACGAAGCCAAGGTGAAGTCGCTTACTGGCGGGGACAAGATCAGTGCCCGCTTCATGCGGCAGGATAACTTTGAGTTCACGCCGCAGTTCACGCTTGTGATTGCGGGCAACACGAAGCCAGAGATTACTAACGTAGATGACGCTATGCGTCGGCGTATGCACCTGATCCCGTTCGAGACTAAGCCTATCGTCAAGGACATGGACCTGCCCGATAAGCTGAAGGAGGAATACCCCGCGATCCTAGCATGGATTATCGAAGGCGCTAAGGCTTGGCTGTCTGAAGGGTTGAACCCGCCAAAGGTCGTTATCCAAGCTACCGATGAGTATCTCGCAGGAGAGGATGCATTGGCCCGCTGGATTACGGAGCGTTGCGTGGCTGGCGATGACAATGAAATGACTACCATCGAGGCGTTCAACGACTTCCGCGACTGGTGCAAGGATAGCAACGAGGCAAAGGGCAAGGATTGGTCGCAGCGTAAGTTCAACAACGAGATGAAGATACGGGGCTATGACCCCACAAGGGACCGGGCGACACGAACGAAGCGTGTGTTCCGTGGCCTTGAACTTCTCATTGGCGATGAAGACTATATGGTCATCAACGCCATGATAGATGAGCAGTCGGAGGATTTCTTCGGCCTTGAGATTAACTTCAAAGCAGATGATGGGGAGGACGTGTAATGTATGGGAACGATTTTATGCGGTATAAGGATGTGAGGGATGCGCTTAATCAGACGTGTAACGAGCGCGTTCGGGTTGATGACGAGGCGGTCGATGTGGTCAATAGCCCTCCGCACTATAAGTCCGGTGGCATCGAGGCTATCGAAGGGATCGAAGCGTCGATGGCTCCGGAGGCATATGCTGGCTACCTCAAAGGTTCGGTCACAAAATATTTGTGGCGCTATGAAAAGAAAGGGAAGCCGTTAGAGGACTTGAAAAAGGCCCGGTGGTTTCTCGATAGGCTCATAGCCGCGCAGGAAAAGATGTGCAGCCAAGATTGAAACGCGCACATATATGTTGGCGCTGTAAAATTGAGGGGGCATAGCGCCCCCTCTTTTTTTATAGTAAACCCGGCGCGTTGTAGCCCGTTGCGTGCTTAAAAGCGGCTCGTGCCTCTTCCGGTGTCTTAAAGCGGCCTAGGAATACGCGCTCGCCCTTAACAATGGCGTTAGCTTCAAACAGCGTCACACCTGCTTTGGCGAAAAAGACACGGCCAACGCCATGCGCAGGAGCACGGTCAGTGTTACGGGGCACAGGCTTGCGCGTGATTGGGTCGCGGTTACGGAGCGGAGCGTGGACTGCTAAATTGTCCCAGCGGTTGTCCAGTTTGTCGCCGTTGACATGGCGGACAGGGTGCTGTGGCCATTCGCCTGTTACGAGGTTCCAGATAATCCGATGGGCCATGATATACGAACCGTTAAACTTTACGTTGTAGCCGTTAGCTACCGCCGTGCCTGCTGGGCGTCCGGCGGGGAGTGATCCTCTTGGCTGGCGGTAGGTCAGCGCCCCGGTGTCGGGGTCGTAGTCGAATGTCTCTTTCAAAGTCTGGTATATGGTCACGCAAAATCCTTTCGGGCCGGGTTGGGCCGGGTTTATAAAATCCGTGCACGGTTTGGCGTGTGCGGAAACCCGCAGAAAACAGCCATCGGTGCACGGTTGGGCCGGAAGTGCCGACCTTTTCCTACCAAGAGCCCTTATACACGGGGTATTTATATATATAGTATATAATATAGTATTAGTAAATACCCAAAATGTATAGGACGTTATTAGAAAAACCATGCACTTCTGGCCCAACCATGCACGGATGGCGGAAAACAGCCATTTTTAAGAAGGCCAAACCGTGCACGGATTTCTTTAAACCCGGCCCGAAGAGGGCAAACCATGCACGGATGGCAGTTTTCCGTTAATCGTCGTCAAACACACCCGGCAAGTCGTCCGCATCGAGGTTATGCGAGCCGACTTGCTTTGGGGGTGTGATGTCTATGGTTATTTCTTGGTCTATGGCTTCATGAGGATCATGTGGGTTAGAGGACGCCAAGTTTAGCTGGCGCAGTGCATCAAGGTGGAGTTGGTTCACGTTGACTTGGACCGCTGTGGTCGGCTTGGCTTGGAACTTGTCAGGAGCAGCAACACCAGCCAGCCATTTGCGTGTCTCGATCTTGAGCCTGTCAGCGTTGGCCGATGTGCTGTCCGAGGCGTCGGCAATGTCGAGGCACTCGTCCGCCCATTGGTCAGCCGCGATTGTCCGGGCCTGCCTGAACCGTTCCTCTCGGTCTGGGTCTTTGCGTATCCAATGATAGAGCGACAGGTTGCTGATGTTCAGTTCGCGGGCAAGGCCAGCCATTGTCAGGCCGGATGCAATCTTCTCCAGCAAAACAGTCTCGCCAACCTTGTCTAAGTTCGACGCAATCGTGCGTCGTTTAATATGTCCGGCCATGTCTTATCCTTTGTATAGTTCTATAAGCCCATATAAAGCCCATAGAGAGGCATAGAGGGCGATTGCTAGGTAACTATCCCGATTGTAGCTATGCACGCTCCAGACCCCTTAGAAACGTCTCTAAGAGGATAGAGACCGGAGCGGGCACAGACCGACCGCCTTGCTCATAGTATCGGATCGACCTTTCGGACAGCCCAATCTTATACGCAAGCTGGCCCTGCGTCAGTTTGAGCGTCTCGCGTGTTGCTTTAAATTCGTCGCTTGTCATTTCAGCATGTCCTTTTCTGCATCTTCTATCAATTCAATGGGCGGCCAGCGCAGATAGTTTACGTGCTCGGCGGTTATCACGCCCAGAAACTCCAGATATTCCATCAGGCGGTAGGCCAAGGTGGCGCTTGCGCGTTCGGTGTAGTTTTCAAACGGCTCTTCGTCGTCGTCTATCATTTGCTTTGCTCCTGCTCTCTAAGGCGCTTGGCTTCTGCGAAGGTGAGGCCCTGTGAGTTTCGAAGTGGCCAAGCCTTGTCTGAGGACACGCGGCCCTTGCGGCCTAATGGCGCGGCTTGTGGTCTAATCATGCTGCGACCTCCAAGCCAAGCAGGCCAATGACTTCATACAGTTCGGCGCATTCCATGCCGCTTGCGACGCATACGTCCACAAGCCCGCGCAGTGACGGCTCCAGCATATCCAGCGCGTGAAGGTTTTCAACGCTGTCATCATATAGCCTGCCCTCATTATTGACGGCGTTACCCATTATCACGCAATCACGGCTATGTAGTAGCTCTTTGACGGTGCGAAATATGTCCTTGTTCATGATTTTAGTTTCCTTTCAATGTGTGAATGATTGACCATATCGCCAGCGCGCCAGCGCCAGCGAATAGGGTTAGGGCGGCGAGGTGGGCTATCATGCTGCCAGTTCCTCTTCGTCGTCCCATGAGTCGGGGTCGTCTGACCAATCGGTGTAATAGGTTTGCGTGTCGCCCTCGCCATAAAGTTCTAAAAACTCTTCGGGCGTGACGTGTTTGTGTAAGCATGGGTCGGAACAATAATATTCTGCGCCGCCCTCAATGACGTATCCCTCATTCATGCCTTGTTTGCATTCGTCGCACTTGCGGGCGTATCTGATACCGTCGATAATCATGCTACAGCCTCCGCCGGTGCGTAATGGTCGCGCAGCGCGTCCCAATCGACGGTGTTAAGGTCAAGCATATCCCAAATGAAACCGGCAACGGTGCTGTCCTTACCGATTAGGCTATAAACATCCTCTTCGACCATATCGCGCAAGTATTCGGGGGAGAAGTCAAAGCCATCCTCCGCCAATTCTGCCCACTGGTCGCCGAACCATACGTTTACTGTCCAAGTGTTGGCATTGCGCCATCCGTTGCATGAAATATCTGTCATAATCTTACTCCCTCTAATTGGCACTAGCGCCATCCTCGCGGCGGATTGCTCCGCCGTCCGGTGGTGTTAGGCGTCAACTAATTTTGACGCGGTGTTTAATGCGCGGGCCGCGTCGCGGTATCCTTCGAGATACAGCCAAGTAATAGCGGCATCGGTGTCTGCGAAGTATCGAAGGTGTTTCACCTTTTCATCGCTTAGCAAGAATTGCCCGTTGCTTTGCCAGCCGTGCCAATCGTTATGCGTGAATGTAATCATCTCTTTACCTTTCCACGTCTACAGTTGCCAGCCAAGCGTTAGCCTTGCCGATATAGGTTGACGCTACGTTGCTGTAGCAAGCCGCGTAAACGCGCCGCCACTTGCCTTGCCACTTGACCTTATAGACTGTCGGTATCTGCGACCCGTAGCCTGTGGCGGTATAGCTAAGGCCGCGCTTGTGATGTGGCAGCGGCGCTTCAATAACGTCAACGTTAATAGTTTGACGCGGTTCATTGCCCGCGCCGAAATGTAGCCAAGCGTTCATGTCACTTCCCCTCTTTATTGTTGCGGCAAGCATAGGCGAAACCCGCCAACATACTCACTAACCATATAAACGCGAATGCGTTAAACGGTATATACTGTGATAAATCAAAAGCCATTTGGTTACTCCCCTTGTGTTGCATAGTTAGAGACGAAAGCGTTGCACCGCTTATATTCGCGGGCCGATAGCCACAGCGCCGAATGGTCGATTGCTACGTCAAGGCGGGCCAGCCTATCGGCGAAAGGTATGTTATGGCGTTCAAGGTTAGCGGTGTAACGTTGAAACGCTGTAAGGTTAGCTAGTCGCATTGTCATTCCCTCTTTTGTTGTGACCAGGTATTGATAGGAACAATGTGCCGGTGTCGTCAATCACTCAATTGTTAACAATTGTCAACAATGAAATCACATTCGAATGTGATTGCCTCGCCTATATATTATAAAGCATCCGGAACATGGTTCCGCTTTACCGTGGTGGATAGGCACCGCCGCGTCTCCGTTTTCGTGCGTCTCCGAACCCCTTTGTCCGCTTACTAAAACACTGTTACAGTCTGAAACCCGCAGAAATGCGTGCTTTATTACATATAGGGGGGAGGGGGTGCTTTAAATTTGACCCCCCCGCCCCCGCCCTTGCGCGGGGGGCGTGTGCGTATAACCTGATAGACACCGAAATGTAGCCCCTACCCCCCTATACCCTTGTATTTAACATAATGCCGTCCAAAAAATTTCTAACTTTTTGCTTGCCAAACTGTAACAATAAATTGTAACAGCGATGGACAACAAAGAACGGGAGAAATACGTTGGCAGTTTATGGATACACTCGCGTCTCGACTGAAGACCAGATTGAGAACACATCGCTCGAAGACCAAGCCCGCCAAATTCAAGGCATCGCGCTCACACATAATTTGGAACTGATGCACATCTATGAAGAACGCGGCGTCTCAGGTGGTGTCCCACTGCTGCGCCGAGAAGAAGGCTGCAAGCTGGCGTTCCTCCGGCCCGGCGATACCGTTATAGTATCGAAGCTAGACCGTATGTTCAGGGACGCACGGGACGCACTAAACGTGATTGCCGACTGGGAGACGGCGAACATTAATCTCATCATCAACGGCTACGGCAATGTGATGGACAAGGCCAACCCGAACGGACGCTTCATGCTAGAGATCATGGCCGTCTTCTCCGGCGAAGAGCGCCGCCGTATCAGAGAACGTGTCACCGCCGGTAAGAGAGCGAAGAAGTCACAAGGTGGATACGTCGGTGGCAAAGTGCCATTTGGATTTAAGAAGTCAGGCACAGGCCGCAAGGCCAAGCTGCACCCAGAACCAAACGCGCAGGACGCATTGATTACAATGAAAGCCGCACGCGTTAAAGGCCATAGCTACCGCGATATTGCTATTATCGTAGCAAAGCGTCATGGTATCACGGTCAGCCATCAAACAATCGCACGCGTAATCAGGGGAGATAAGAATGACGAAATCTGAGCCGAACTTCTTTCTGGAGTTTTTGAAGAAGTACCGCGATGATCCCGTAGGGTTCGTGCGCGATATTCTACGAACGAAGCCAGACCCTTGGCAAGTCGAGTTTCTCAAAGCGATTAGTTCAGGCGAGCGCCGTATCTCCGTGCGATCAGGCCACGGCGTCGGCAAATCGACAGCCGCAAGCTGGGCCATGCTGCATTACTTCCTGACGCGGTATCCGGTGAAGGTAGTTGTTACAGCGCCGACATCCGCACAGTTGTTCGATGCGATGTTCGCGGAACTGAAGCGATGGGTGAACGAACTGCCTGAAGTCTTGAAGGTTCTGATCGAAGTCAAGGCCGACCGTATTGAGTTGAAGGCCGCAGCCAGTGAAGCGTTTATCTCCGCCCGAACGAGCCGAGCCGAAACGCCCGAAGCCTTGCAGGGTATCCACGCCGACAACGTGCTGCTCGTCGCAGACGAAGCGTCCGGTATACCTGAAAGTGTATATGAAGCTGCGTCCGGTTCTATGTCCGGCCACAATGCGACGACGCTTCTTCTCGGCAACCCTACGCGAAACACCGGATTATTCTACGATACGCACAATCGTCTGAAGGGCGAATGGAAAACCTTCCATGTTAGCTGCCTCGACAGCCCGCGTGTGTCCGATGCGTTCGTGCGAGAGATGCAGTTGCGCTATGGTGAAGACAGCCCGGCGTACCATGTTCGCGTTCTTGGTAACTTCCCGCCGCGTGAAGAAGATACGGTTATCCCGGTTGAGTTGATCGACAGCGCCATGAACCGCGAGATTAAGATTAGCCCAACCACAAAAAGCGTATGGGGCCTAGACGTAGCGCGTATGGGTTCGGATGCTTCCGCACTCGCTAAGCGGCGCGGCCCGGTTGTTGAAGAGATACAGACTTGGAAAGGTCTGGACCTGATGCAGTTAACAGGCGCAGTCGTGGCCGAGTTTGAGGCGCTGACGCCATCGGAGCAGCCAGTCGAGATACTGGTCGATAGTATCGGATTGGGTGCTGGTGTCCTTGACCGTCTGCGCGAACTGGGTCTGCCAGCGCGTGGGATCAACGTCGCGGAAAGTCCTGCGATGAAAGGGACTTACGCCAACCTACGCGCCGAGTTGTGGTTCAAGTGTAAGGGCTGGCTGGCGAACCGTGACGTTAAGATACCGAAGGACGAACAGTTGTTCGCCGAGTTGGCGGGTCCGCGGTACACCTTTACGTCGTCGGGCAAGATGCAGGTCGAAAGTAAGGAGAGCATGAAGAAGCGCGGGCTTTCATCGCCGGATAAGGCGGATGCGCTGTGCCTGTGCCTCGCCACCGATATATCAACTATCATGCACGGATATTCGATGGCCAACAAGTCTGGGGCCTTACGGCGGAACATAAAGGGGATTGTTTGACATAGACTAAAGATGTGATATATTTGTGTTGCTCGGCAGGTTTTTTCTCTCCCTCTTCCTGCCGGGCATCATGGGGTGTGCGAGGTTTTGCCACCGGTAATAGCGACTGAACGATATGATGTAACTCCTGCATTTC